TCTTTTTGTAATTTTTTAATAACTATTTCTCTTTTTTTATAGTTAATGTAGTGTAAGTTTGCTCCATAAAATTCGGACCCACTTACTTTAAAAACATATACCAAAGGATACTTATCATAGTAAGGTAGGTCTGGAGTTTCTGCTTTATACTCAAAGAAATATAAATGACCTGGAAATACTCTACGCCTTAGAACATTTTGGTCTTGGTGGACAAGTGCTTGAACAGATTCCATCTTCTGTTCTTGTGTCATCCTTGCTGGTTCTTTTGTTATATCTTTACTTAATATTTTCAGTGTTCTTTTATACCATTCAGTTGACTTTGTTTCTCCACCAGTTGCCTTTTTTACCTTTTCAAATATGGTTAACTTTGTTTGTTCTTCTCCTGCTTTTTTATAATCTTCTGAGTTTTGAATCTGTTTTATTACTTCGTCACCAGATAAACGAGAAGCATTTTTGATACCATATCTTGAAGCAATGCCTCGTAACTGGTCTCTTGTGTATTCTTTAAGAGAAGACAGTTCGTAACCATTTAGATGAGACCATCTATCAATATTATTCTTGGCGTATGCTTTTGGTTTTAAATTATTTTTCTTTGCCACTTTATACTCCTAAGTGGTCTTCGGTTAGGATGAGAAAGTTCATTTGCCTATCTTCACAGAACTCTTTCGCTGCTTCCCATTTAGCACTGTTCTTAGCAAAGGTCATTACTTCTCTTTTCCAAGCAGTAGTTTTTCTTTTTGGATTTTTATCTGGGCCAGCAACTTGTTTCTTTGGTTTCACTTCAATGAGATATTTTTTTATTTGATTTGATTTTGATTTAACTTTGATGGAGAAGTCTGGGAAGTATCTATGTAACTTACCATCAGTAGGACACCGATATGGAATTGAGATTTCTTCGCTAGCATACTCTATAATACTATCGTTGTTGTCGCAAAAAACCATAAACTTTCTTTCCCAGCTAGACCTGTAATATATCTCACATGGATTGCCTTTATACTTTGAAGGATTTTTTGGTTTAAATTTGCCTTGATAATATTTTTTCATTTTGCTTTCCATCCTTTATGAGATTTGTTTCTACCGGATATTACATGTCTTAAGCAATTTACAGATAAATTATTTTCTCTGGCAAAATTTTCTAAATTTTTAATTTTAGTTACTTTTCCTTCTGGCGAAATTAATTCATATTCTTTACTGTTTCTTTCTTTAATATTGGATATTTGTTCTTCAGATAATTTGCTACCTAGCCTTGGGTGAGGTTGGTTTTTGTATCTTTCTTTGGCTGCTTCACTTATTTTTTGTTTTGTGTCTTCTAATTGAGTCTTTCCATACATTGGATTTAACTCGCCAAATCTGTTTGATTGATACATACCATTTTTAGAACCAACATTTTTTCTTGATTCTACAAACGTTGGATTATTTTCACATAAAAATTTTATTTTTTCTGATATAATATCTTTAGTTTCTTTCGTATGTGTTTTGCCGTAAAAGCCGTTCTTTTTTCCAGCACATGATGATTCAGTTTCACATAAGGTTGTGCCTTGTATGACACCCATATATTCTATATTAAAAAGTTCACATAATTTATCGGTATTAAATTTAAAACTAATTTCTTTCATTATTGAAGAACTTATTATTCCTTATTATTTATAATATTTTTGTCATTATTAATAAATAAATATAAGTGGTCCATCAGATATATTTAGAGTGGCAGGTTCAATAACAAACTTCATGGCAGCGATTTCCGCCAACGGTGGAATGTCCATGACAAATGGATATGACATTGAGTTTGATTTTGGTGCTGATGGTTTACAGGAACTTAACGGAGTGTTACGAAACTATGATATAAAAGTTCCCGAAGCAAATGATGTTGGCAATCCTGGCTCTCTAATTAATATGTTTTGTGATGAAGCACAACTACCCAATTCTCAGGCTGCTACTGGTCAAATTACTGGTAGGTATCTTGGAGAAGGACTGAAGAACTATCCACATACAAGACTTTTAAGTGACTTCACTTTAACTTGGATGTGTGATGCTAACATGGCACCATATAAGTTTCTTCTTGCTTGGCACAATTATATTTTTAGTGCTGGTTTGTATAATGAATATCCTATACAAAGAACTCCAGACTCTTTAAAAGATTTTAAAAACGAAGCAAAAGAAAGGATTGTAAATAGGTCTATTAGATTAAAATACGCCAATCAATATGAAGCAACACTTAGAATTGCTAAGACAGAAAGAGGAAACAATGCTCCAAACAGTAGAGTGCCATTGGTGTATGTAATTGAAAAATGTTTTCCTTATTCAGTTGATGCGGTTCCTTTATCTTATGGAACATCACAGATTACAAAAGTAACTGGTAATTTTTATTACACAACTCACAGCATTTATACTTCAGACGTTCGTAAATTTAAGGGATAAATATTTACATCGACTTGACTTAAAGATATATGACATTACCTAAAATTGGTTATCCAACTCTTGAACTTGAACTTCCTTCCAACGGAAAGAAAATTAAATACAGACCATACATTGTTAGAGAAGAAAAGGTTCTTCTTCTTGCTTTAGAATCAGAAGAAGAAGGACCAATTAGAGAAGCAATTAAAGAACTCATTAGTAACTGTGTTACCAGTAGAATTAAAGTAGAAGAACTTCCATCATTTGATTTGGAATATATCTTCTTGAAGATTCGTGCTGCTTCTGCTGGTGAAATGATTAAGATGAAAGTAACATGTCGTGATGATAATGAAACCGAAGTAGAAACATCAATTAACATTGAAGAGGTTGAGGTAATTAAACCAGAAGGTCATACCAATAAGATTATGTTGACCGATACTCTTGGTATCATCATGAAGTATCCAAGCATGGATAGATTTATTGATTCCGAGTTCCTCAATAAAGATATCAAAACTGAAGAAGTATTTAAGTTTATTGCTGACCACATTGAACAGGTATTTGATGATGAAGAGGTTTGGGATATGTCTACCACATCAAAGAAAGAGATGGAAGAATGGGTGGAGACGTTGACAAACAAACAGTTTGAAGCCATTCAAAATTTCTATGAAACCATGCCTAAATTACGTCATGAATTTAAAGTGGAGAATCCAAATACTGGTGTGGAATCTTCGTATGTTATTGAGGGACTACAGAATTTTTTCGTATAGCACTCTTCCACAATACGTTGGAAGGGTATTACAAAACGAACTTCAACTTGATGCAGTTCCATAAATATTCTTTAACGGAGCTTGAGAATATGATGCCTTGGGAACGTGAAGTGTATGTTGCTCTATTGATTCAGCACATTCAAGAAGAAGAAGCTAAGAAACAGCAACAGCAATGAACGATTTCAAGTTATCAAAACGAGTAAGAATCCTTAGTAAAATTCTGGGGCAGAAGTCTGCCCTGGAAATCTTTGGTGCTCAGAAACTTGGAGCTGGTGTAACTGGCGATGTATTTTCAACAAAAGGAGCTGCCGTTAAGGTAGCAAAAGGGAAGAAAGATAGGAAAGTATTAGAACACGAAGCAAATATATTAAAAGCGTTAGGTCAAAATAAATCTACGCCAAATCTTTTAGGTAAAGGTAAGAATTATCTTGCCATGCAGAAACTTGAAGGTGGTCCTTTAAGTAAACATTTAAGTAGAATAAAATCCGATTTAGTATTTGCTGAATACATTTGTAGAAGAACTATAGAAGCGATTGGTTCTTTACATAGAAAAGGAGTAGCACAAAGAGATTTACATAGTAATAATATTTTTATTACTGAGGATTATAAAGTAAAGGTTATTGATTTTGGTCAAGCATCTAATAAGTATGGTGATGTATATAGAGAAACCTTTTTTGGAACAAATACTGACCCGAGAATGGGAGCATTGAGTCTTATTGGAGATATCTTTCAAGGAACTCAGTCATATAAAACGTATCAAAACATATTAAAAAAACATATTGAAAAAATCTGTGAACGAAAAGGAGCAGATGTAAAGTTATTATTTACTGATTACTCTTCAGTAGAAGGTGATGATGATAAGGAAGCAAGATATTTTGATAATTTTGAGATGGCTTTGTATCCCATCTCTACTGATAATTCCGAAGTAAGAGACTTTTATAATGACATTGATAGGTCTCTTAAAATTAATACAAGGAATCCTTCTGCTACCAGAAATATACAATCAAGGTTTGCTAATTTATCTACAAGTAAGAACACTGCCAGGAGAATAAATCGTCCTTATAAAATTTCTGGTGTCATACCTAAAGCAGAAGAGGGTGGTGTCTTTGATGGTCCTAAGTCTGGTTACTTAGTAGAACTACATGGTAAGGAAGTAGTTGTTCCTTATGATGAGTTCATTGAACTCATGAAACATGGATTATCTGATGCTTCAGAATCAAAACAAACAGCTCCAGTTCAAGAACCTACCTCTACAGTAGAAGAGAAACCTGTTCCAGAAATTGAAAAAGAACTAGTAAGAAATATAAATCATCCAAAGTTATATCCAGAACTACAACATATCCAACCACGATATATGTGGGGACAGATTGGTTTGTATGACCTTGAGTTTAAATCTGATATTGATAGAGCAATATACTATTCAAAGTTCAGTAAAGGTGATAACCAAAAATCTACAGGAACAAAAGAAGCTGTTAGAGAATGGATATTTGCTGTTACTGGATTGAATAGTTATGATGACTATGAAGAGCTTAGAGAATATCGTGATAGGATTAAGGAGTATATTCTTGAACGTGTTAAAGCATATCCAGATGAGAATCCTATAGTTGTCCCTCCTATTTACGATGGACCATTTGAGTTTCCAACGGAAGATGATTATGAAGAAGAATATGATGAAGATGAAAGTATTATAGATGATTCTTTTCTTGATTCAATCCGAGATGAAGAAGAGAATGATACGGAAGAAATAAAAGAACAGGCAGAAACTGCTGCTGAAGTCTTGGAAGAAGCAGACAATGCCGAACAAGAAGTAGATCTATCTGATATGCCAGACAGCATTAGAGAAGAACTTGAACAGGTTATCAATAATAAAAAAAGAGAAAGAGCAACACCTAAGCCAAGTTCTTACAAAACAAATAAAGAAATCTTTGAGTTCATGAAGTCTAATTTCTTGAAGATTCAAGGAGAACTATCAAGCATTAATGATTCGATTCAAAATCAAAACAATCTTATATTAGCGAACACTCAAGTTCTAATATCTGCTTTAGATACTGTTGAAAGTCAGGACTCTTTGATTGTATCTAAACTTGATGCTATACTACAAGCATTTAATCTTCAGAACGAGAAAGCAAAACAGTTAGCAGACGAAGCAGAGAATGCTGCTGCCGAAAGAGCATTAGAAGAAAAGAGAGATGCTGCTAGTACATTTGGGTATAAAGACTTAACTAATGGTAAGTCTATTGCTGGAAATATTTTAGCAAATATTGGTGAAGGACTTGGGAAAAGAGCAGCAAAATCAGTAGGTAGATTTCTTGCTAAAAGATTATTGCCACGAAGAATGAGAGCAAGAGCAAGAGTAGCAAGAAGAGGAGCGAAAGCATTAACAGCAGCTCCAAAAAAACTTGCTGGAAGAGCATCAACTAAGATAATAAGTAGTCTGGCAAAAACATCTGCTGGTAAAAAAGTAGCACAGACAGTTGGGAAACAAGTAGCAAAAAGAACTGCTGTAAAAGCTGGTTCTAAAGCTGGAGCAAAATTTCTTGCTAAAAAAATACCTGGAGTATCGTTACTTGCTGGAGGAATTTTTGCTATAGAAAGAGCATTGAAGGGAGACTATCTTGGCGCTGCTCTTGAGCTTGCTTCTGGCGCTGCTGGAATTGTTTTTGGATGGGGAACAGCAGGTTCTATTGCCATTGATGCTGCTCTAACTGCCAGAGATATTAAAGGGGGGTATGAACAAGGAACAAAGAATGTAGAACCTGGCACTGCTATACTTCATGGCACAGAACTTGTATTAGATAAAGATAAACTTAATCCATTTAATGATGTTGGTGGTGCTATAGTAGCAGCTACCATGAACTTTGTTGGTGGTATGGGTCCAGCAGGAGCATCAGTTGCTCCGTTGATTAGGCAGATGGCGGGAACATTAATGAAAACATTTGATGTCCCTAATGTCATTGCTCAAACTCCAGTCGGTGGTAACTTCCCAACAATTGGACCATCATTGAAAAAGAAAAAGACGAAGAAAGAAGATTCTGGTGTTTCTTCTGAGTATGATGACAGATATGTAGAAGAAAGTTTTACTGATAAGTTGATGTCTATGTTGAGTGACCCTATCAATAGTCTTTTGAAAGCAATAAAAAATAAAATAACTTTTGACCCCAATCAAATAGAAGACCACGAAGGCGTAGTTGGAGATTTGAAAGGAAACATTGTTAATCCTATGGAAGAGGGGGAGTTACAAGATTATGGTCCAGCAAAGTTTGGTGCTGATAGACCAGGAAGACCTGGAGGACATAATGGTAGAGATATAATAGGACCACCTGGAATGAAAGTAGTTGCTGCTTTACCAGGAACTGTAACTCAAGTGCTTGAAGTTGGTGAATTGCCAGGAGGTGGTTGGAGTAAAAGAGTTGATATTCAACATGCTAATGGAATAGTGACTAAGTATATGCACATACACACATCAGTTAAAAAAGGAGACAAAGTAAAAGCTGGACAAAAAATTGGGTCATTAACTGAAAAGGACAGTATAAGTAGTGTTCCCCATTTACATTTTGAATTGTGGGTCAACGGCAAACCTGTCGATCCAGACAAACCAAACAATAGTATGTTGAAAAAAGCTTACAAACTAAAAGACATTAAGGCTGGAAAAGTTGCTGGACTTTCTATTCAACAAAGTTCTTCTCCTGGTGTCGCTGGAGCACCGACAGGAGATTTTGATGTCATTATTCCATTGGATCATGTTAAAAAAGAAAATGTAAATAAAATTCCTGATAAACGTGGCGGGAATACTTTTAAAAATGCTTCTGAAACTGGCGCTGCTGGTAGAGAAAGAGAGCATCAAGATAAAGCCGCAGCAAAAGTAAAAGCAAACTTAGAATCAAAAGGATTGAAAGTAAAAATTATTACTCCAGAAGATTTTGGAAACTATGAAGATTATGATAACTATATTAGACAACAATCTGCTAAAGGAACTAGAGTTGTTCCACTTCACTTTGATGCAGCTGTTGGACAAGGTGGAACTGGATTTTTAACAAGAACTAGAGCTGGAGATACTCAAGATGCCGCTCTTGCTCGTCCTATACAGCAACAATTATCACAATTTCAAAAAGCTAATCCAGATTTAGGTAATCTTGGACCCATGGATACAAAATCTAACTCTACTATTAATAGAGCTTCATCAACGCCAGCAGCATTAGTTGAGATGGGTTCTATGGTTGCATGGGAACAAAAGTATGGTAAAAACTTTACAGATTCTGCTGTATTTGGCAGACTTGCTAGTGGAATAGCAGAAGGAATATACAAAGGAGGTGGATTTGAAAACAATATAAGACCATCGGAAAGTCAAAGACCCAAGTTCCAATCTTTACAAGGTCCAGATAATAAAGGAGGGACAAAATACTTAATAGTAAACCAACAGGCAAAACCATCTGCTCCTCCATCTGCTCCAAGTGTTGAGTTTGTTCCTTTGGCTACTGGTAGATGGAGAACTAAGAATGAATATAATGCCAAGACATTGGAGAAACTTCGTATTGGGTTAGGAAACTAAATATGAAAAGGAAGGAAATATAAATGGCAGCTTTTACCTTTTCTTATCAAGATACTTCTGGCGACAGAAATGTTGTAGGGGATATTGTATCTAAAGTTCTTGAGGCAAGAGCATTAGCAGAAAAGGAAAGGGAGTTTGCTCAAAAACAAGCAGAAAAGTATGATACTTCTTTAGAAGAAGCTGGTATTGAAAGGGGATATTTTTTCAAGAAAGCATTAGGATTTAAGTTTGGTGGTGAGTATGTAGGAAATAAGAAAAACCAACTTAAAGATATCTTAAGAAGAAAAGATATTGCTGGGCAGATAATAAGAGGGAAGGATGGACAAACACAACTATCAAAAGCAGAAAGATTTGATAGAATATTTAAACTCTTTAAAGATGAATCTAAGAAGGTAAACTTTAGAGAACAGTTCTTAGAACTTTATAAAGGATATAAAGACGACCCAATGCTTAGACCAAAATCTGATTTGGTTCCAAGCACAGAAAAAACTACCTCCACATCTGTCAATAAAGGTGGTAGCGGGAAGCGAGTTAGTAAAGAAGAACTACTTCTTGGTCTTCGAGAGATAGCAAAATCTATTAATGCCATTGCTAATTCTGTTGGCAACTCTACGAATGAAGTTCAACAGAATTTAATACAATCTAATATTACACAATCTCAAATTGCTGACCAACTTAAAACAAGAAATGATACTATTGCTGACAAGTTAGATGATATTGTAAAAGCAATTAATGCCCAAACACAATTCCAAAAGCAGAGTATTGACAAAGCAGAAAATATAGAAGCAGAAAATAGAATTGAAAACATAAGAGATGTTGCTTCAACAGAAGCATTTGATGATGTGATGACAAAAGAAGATGAAAGCAAAAGAGACAATAAAAGTGATAGAGATATAGAACCACAATCTTCTATGATTCCTGATGCTTATTTGAAACTGGTGGTATAGTTTCTGGTCCTGATAGTGGATATTTGGTAGAACTTCATGGTGATGAGTTAATAGTTCCACTTGATAATAACTATACTCAAGGTGAACCAAGTGCTATGGACGGAAAGGTTCGTCCAAGACCACAAACACCAGCAGTGAAACCATTGAAGTCTCCAACACAAAAGTATGAAACTGGAACAGCAGTTGGCGGTAAGGTAGGATTTGGTATCACAAAACAACTTGGCATTGCTGGTGGTGGAACAACACAAGCATCTAATCTTGCTCAACCATTAGTTGATGCTATGTCTTTACCAATGCTTGCTGTTGGTGGTAGTTTGATTGCTGCTACTTCAAATTACATCAGTAGTATGGGTGAAACTGGAAAAGAAATGGCACCCCAACTCAATCAAGCAATCAGACCAATAGCTGATGTGTTTGGTGTTCCTCCAGTCATAGCACAAAGAGCAAAGGCAGGAACATTAGATGAAGCAACAGTAACGAAAGAAGAGAAGAAAAAAGAAAAAGATAAATCTATGTTTGATGTCTTCAAAGATAGTATGAAGAGTTTTATTGAAAAATTAACTGGAAAAATAAATGATGCTTCTGACCCAAATAACACACCAAGAAATCCTGGTGGAGGGGCTGGTGTTGATGGAGATTTTTCTGATATTGCTTCTTTTATAGGAGAAATAGAATCTGGTAATAGTTATACTACTCTTGTTGGTGGTCAAAAAGATGAATCTATATTAACAAAAACTGTTTCCGAACTTAAGGCAGAACAGGGTGGGAGATTTGCTATGGGAAGATATCAAATACAAATGAGAACTGCAGAAGGAATTTTAAGAAAAAATAATTTAGACCCAACTACGTTTAAATTTGATGAAGCTGGTCAAGATAAATTATTTAAACTTTTGTTAGAACATCGAGGATTGAAAGATTTTTTATCTGGAGAGATTACTAAAGAACAATTTGCTAAAAGATTATCTATGGAATGGGCAGCGTTGCCAGAAAATTCTGGTGGGTTGTCTTATTATGATAAAGATGGTAGAAATAAAGCAAGAACTACTTGGGCAAAAACTATGGCAATGCTTGAAAAATTGAAAGAAAGTGGAACAGTTCAACAACCCCCAGCACAACCATCAACAAAAGACCTTGGTCAAGCAATAACAAATACTTATGGTATGAATGTTCATGATAAAAAATATTTCAATGTTCCAGGATTTGATAGTCAAGTAGAAGCATATAAAACTACCAAAGGATTTGATTTTTATCATAAAGGGGAAAAGATTAATATGTCATCAGAAAATCCTGATGCCAGAAAAGTTGTCAACTATTTCCAGCAAAATATGAGCGGAGTTTCAAGACCAGATTCAACACAACAAAAGACAGACCAAGCATCAATGTTGAGACAATCTCCAGGAGAAGGTGCTACTTCTATTGCTATGTTGAACTTACCACAACCAGAGGCAAAACCAAAACTAAATACTCCACCAGGAACAGCAGCAACAGAAGCATTATCTCCTTCTGTCAACCCATTAGATGGTTCTGGAATGTATATAGGATAATGACAAAAGAATACTCTACAGATTTTAATTTAAAATCAGCAATCATTTATAAAGTTGGGTCAGATAAATCTTATGATATTACTGATTTGATTACAAGATTTGATTACTTTGAAAGCATTAACTATCCAGCAGTATCTGCTAACTTAAATGTAGTTGATAGTGGGAAGAACTTGATTGCTTCTCTACCCATACAAGGATTTGAAAAAGTTGAGATTGAACTTGAAGATGCTTTAGATGAAATCTATAACTATACATTGTATGTGTATAATATATCAAATAGGTTTGCTTCGGATAGATTCCAACGATATACTTTATCATTAATATCCTTAGAAGCATTATTAAATGAAGGTGTGAGAATATCTAAAACATTAAGAGGAAAACCAGAAGAGATAGTTAAAGAGTTACTACAACAAAATTTAAAAACAAATAAGGAAATATTTACAGACCCTTCTTTGTATAATATCGTAACAAATCCAGGAAAGAAAAGTCCATTTGCTGTCATCAATAGTTTTAAAGATAGAACTGTTCTTTCTGGAACTAACTCTACAAACACTGCTAAGAAATCTTCTCCAGGTATCTTACCCTCAGTTGATGTAGCATCTGCTACAGGCAAAACAGATAAAGCAGACTATACTAAGGGTAAAGGAAGTGCTGGATATTTTTTCTATGAAAACAGTGAAGGTTATCATTTCAAATCTATTGATACCTTATGTTCTATTGGGACATTTGGTGGCACGGAACCAGTGGCAAGATATGTTCAAGAAAATAATGATGTAGGTGGTCCACCTACAAGAAAAATCATGGACATAGATTTCACTAATGAAATTAACATCATGGATAAACTAAGGATGGGAGCATACTCATCTCTTATTTGTTTCTATGATTTCAGCACTGGAGATTATGAAGAGCAAGTATATTCATTAGCAGAAAACTATGATAAGATGGGTCATCTTGGCACACAAACAGGACTTCCCTTTGGTCAGAAAGAGTTATCACAATACCCTACAAGGATAATGAGTTCTTTATTAGACCACGAATCTTGGTTCAATCAAGCAACTATAGCATCACCTGAGGAAAAACATGGAGCGACTGGAACAACAACGAGCTATCCAGATTTTCAAAAACATTATATATCTCAGTCAATATCTAGAGCAAATACTCTTGAGAACCAGCGAGTAAAGATTACTGTGTCTGGTAATCCTGCTCTTAAAGTTGGAGATAAGATTGAGATTGAAATTCCCAATCAAATCCCATCATCATATAGAACAGATAAACCATATGATGAGGAACATAGTGGTGTGTATTTAATCGCTGAGATTAATCATGCCTTCGCTGCTAAAGATAAGAAATCAAATACATTTTTGACATTGATTAGAGATTCTTATGGTAGAAGAGGAACTGCTTCTAAGGTAGAATAAATAAAAAATAAACTGAGTTGATATGGATCCAGTATTATCATCTTTATTTCCTGTCCATCAAATCGGTTCTGATGGTTTCAGTTGGTGGGTTGGACAAGTAGAAGATACTGATGACCCAAAGAAAGGAGCAAGAGTAAGAGTAAGAATTGTTGGACAGCATTTGAAAGAGTGTGATGCTGTTCCAACTGAAGAACTTCCATGGGCATCTGTAATGATGCCAGTTACTACACCTTATAGTGATGGTGGTGTTACTGGAGCATCATCAAATCTTAGTGTTGGTAACTGGGTCATTGGATTTTATCTTGACAACTCTAAACAGAAACCAGTTGTCATTGGTTCTATTGGTCATGTTCCTGGTTCAACTAAGATTACTAATGAAGAACCAAATCCTGGTGGAAAATGTAAATCTTTCACGACATATATTCCACCAGAATTAAATCCACCAACAGACTTACCAGCATCGGAGCAATCTGGAACTGCTTCTGCTAATAATGAGGTTGGATACGAAGAAGGTTCAAGGATAACTGGAGCAGAACCAATAGCATCTTCAAGGTCATCTGAACAAGGTGGATTGCCGCCAGCTTTACAAGGTGCTTTTAAACAAAACACAGAGACAAACCCTACTGGTGGTAAGTTTTGTGTTGCTATTGCTAATCCAAACTGTGGCGCTGAGAAAAATCTAAAGTCAAACTTAAAAAGAATTGTTGGTGAGATGCTTGCCACTAATCAAAGTAGTGGAGGACAACTTGGTGATTATTATGTAAGGTACAACGTTTCTGATTCT